TACTGGTGGTGTAGCTGAAACAACTGCTTCTGTAGACTTAGGTGTCGCTTCTGAAGTTGACCCTCTAGACTTAATGGCTAGAATGGCTAGACTTCTTGACGACCAATCAGTCCCAGAAGAAAACAGATGGTTCGTTGCATCTCCTGATTTCTACGAAGAACTATCACAAAGTAGTTCTAAGTTGTTATCAGTAGACTATAACGCTGGTCAAGGCTCAATCAGAAATGGTTTAGTTTCAAGTGGAAAATTAAGAGGCTTTGATATGTATAAGTCTAACAACGTACCTTCAGTTTCGACTGCTACAGGTCAATGTTTAGGCGGACATATGTCATCCACAGCAACTGCTAACACAATTTTATCAACAGAAGTAATTAGAGACCCTAGTTCTTTTGGCGATATTGTTAGAGGTTTACATGTCTATGGTGCGAAAGTACTTAGAGATGATGCTATGGTTAAAGCTATCTACACAATTGACTAATAATCAATACGGGGGGTCTTAATTGACCCTCCACTTTTACAGGGAGATAAAAAATGAAAAAAGGCGATTACAAAAACGATATGGGAAATAAAGCTGCTAGACGTGAAAAACTTTATGGTGGTGGTAAACCTACTATGAAACGTAAAGGTTATAAGCATGGTGGAATGGAAGGATGTCAACCTACATATTCCGAAGATATGCCTAAAGCTAAAGCTAACTAATTATGAAAGTTCCAGCACCTAAAGGTTATCACTGGATGAAGTCTGGTAACTCTTATAAATTAATGAAAGACCCTGCAGGTGGTTACAAACCTCACAAAGGTGCAACCAAGTCTGCTAATTTTAAAATTCAAAAGGTACATAAAAAATAATGGCTACTACATATTTAGATTTAACTAACGAAGTATTAAGAGAACTTAACGAGATTCCATTAACGTCTGCAAACTTTGCAAACGCTACAGGTCTTCAAAAGTTTGTAAAAGATACTGTTAATAAATCTATATTTGATATAGCTAATGAAGAACCTCAACTACCTTTCTTTTCTGCTAAAGTTAGTGGAGCTACTGACCCTTTCTATGGTAACGTAACAGTTCGCTACAGTAGCAGGACAAAGATGGTACACTTAAAGTCTGATAGTTCTAGTATTACTACAGACTATGCATCAATAGATTGGGATGATTTTTATGTCACAACAATTAACGTAGATGGAGAAACAAGCTCCTTATGTCTCTAAAGGTTTAAGTTTCTTACACTAGATGATTGGAAAAGATACTACAGAGACAGTGAGAATGCAGATGATGCAGATACTCAAAACCATGGAGAACCTAAATTTGTTATTAAGTCTCCTGATAATAGAAAGTTTGGATTAAGTCCAATACCTGATAAAGTTTATAATGTACACTTTTATGCTTTCGTAAGACCGACTGCATTATCAGCTTATGATGATACAATCGTTTTACCAGAGCAATACAGTAAAGTAATAACAGCTAGAGTTCGTTATTATATTTGGCAGTTTAAAGAAAGCCCACAACAAGCAGCTTTCGCATTAGATGATTATAAGAAAGGTATGAAGTATATGAAATCAAACCTAATGATCCAGCTCCAAAGTATATGACAGACGATAGAACTTACTTTTAAATATGGCACGTTCACAACCTTTTACCGTAGCATGTGCAGGTGGCTTAGTAACATCAGCTAACTCTATAGACTTGTTGCGTACACCCGGAGTTGCTACAGTTATACAAAACTTTGAAGTATCTATTGAAGGTGGATACAGACGTATTAATGGTTATAGTAAGTTTGGTGCAGGAAGTGCTGTTCAACCTACAGGTAGCACAACAACTATATTAGGTACTCAACCTTATGCAGATGGTGTTGTAGTGACTGCAGGTACTAACATATACTTTACACAAGATGGTATTACTTGGCTAACAATAAATAGATTATCTGCAGGTGGTGGAGATAACTATTCAACCTTTACAGGTAAAAGTATTGCAGCAAGAACTGGACAAGGGCAATGTCAGTTTGCAATGTTTGAAGGTGCTGGACAAGATTATGGTACAGTATTTATAGCTGATGGAGTCTAATAGAACCTTTTAGTTTTAGAATGGAAGGAACAGGAGCTTTAAGTACTAGAACTTTTTATACAGAAGAAATAACCAGTAACAGGAGCTAATACTCCTGCTAAAGTTTATTACTTCACACGACCATCACTTAATTGCTGCTGGTGTTGATGGAGAACGAAACATACTGTTTATTATAGTGTTTATAACGACCCTAATAGACTTTACAGGTGGACTGGAGCAGGTTCTGTAGCTATCTCAGATAAAGTAGTAGGTATTAGAGGTTTCCGTACAGATTTATTTAGTATTTTGTGAAAACAGTTTACATAAGCTTAATAAACATAAACGATCAGTCAAATATAGCAGTTGTACCCGTATAGCAGAAAACGTAGGATGTTTAAGTGGCTATAGTATTCAAGAGATTGGTGGTGACTTAGTATTTTTAGCACCAGATGGATTAAGAACAGTTGCTGGTACAGCGAGAATTGGTGACGTTGAGTTAGGTACCGTTAGTAAAGCTATACAGCCTTTAATAAACGACTTAGCTAGAAATGTTAATGACTATGTTATCAGCAGCATGGTACATAGAGATAAGTCACAATACAGATTATTTTATACAGATACCACTAATATAAATAAAAGTGAACAAAGAGGTATCATAGGAACACTAAGACCAGATGGGTTTCAGTGGTCAGAAACAAGAGGAATAGAAGTAACAGAAATAGGAACAGGATTTAATGAGGCGGGAGTCGAAGAACATTTTCATGGAGATACTGATGGTTATGTTTATCTACATGATTCAGGTAACGACTTTGATGGCTCTAACATCTTAGCAAGATATGCTACACCTGATTACGATTATGGTGATTTAGGAACTTTAAAAACTTTACACTACTTTAAAGTTTCTGCAAGTGCTGAAGGTGTTGTAGAACCTGATGTACAAGTTAGATTTGAATATGGTAATACGGATATACCGCAACCACCAGAGTTATTTGACTTAGGAACAATAGACCCACCATCTATATTTGGTGATGCTTTGTTCGGTACTAACGTATTCGGTGGAGCAGAGAATCCTATGATTAGAGTAGCTTTACAAGGAAGTGGAACCAGTAATAATTTTACATTTATAAGTGAAGATAACAAACCTCCATATACAATTAATGGATTATATGTAGACTTTATACCTTCAGGTAGGAGATAAAAACAAATGGCAATAACAAAAGTAACAAGTAAAGTATTAGAAGATAACGTAACTGTTGCAGGAAATTTAGACGTAAGTAGTGGAACAATTAAACTTGATGGTAATTATCCAACTGGTACAAGAAATGTAGCTTTAGGTGATACAGCTTTAGATAGCGTAACAAGTGGTATAAACAATGTTGCGATTGGTCATAATTCTGCAACAGCTTTAACAGATGGTAATAATAATACAGCATTAGGTGCTTTTACTTTTGCAGCAAATACTTCAGGTACATCAAATACAGCTTTAGGAAAAGATGCACTTGAAGCTAATACAACTGCTGATTCTAATACTGCTGTAGGTGCTTTTTCTTTAACTGCAAATACTACAGGTGGCGAAAATACAGCAGTTGGTAGAGATTCTTTAAAATCAAATACTACAGGTGCTGAAAATACAGCAGTTGGTTATTTAGCCTTAAGTGCAAATACTACAGCAGATGCTAATACAGCTTTTGGTGTTCAATCTTTAATGGTAAATACTACAGGTACACTAAATTCAGCATTTGGAGCAGCATCACTTGATGCTAATACAACTGGTTCTAATAATACTGCCATGGGTTATGGTTCTTTAACAGGAAATACTACATCCGATAACAATACCGCAATTGGTTATTTATCTTTAGCAGCAAACACTACAGGTGCAGGAAACACCGCAGTTGGCTCACTAGCCTTAGATGCTAATACAACTGGTACTCAAAATACTGCTGTCGGTTATTTAGCAGGTACGTCTATTACTACAGGAAACTACAATACTGCGGTTGGAGTTGTTGCACTACAAAATTATAACGTAACAGACTGTGTAGCTGTAGGTACTGAAGCTCTAAGAGATTGTCAAGGCAATCGTAATATAGGAATAGGTAATGAAGCTGGTCGTTTTATTACTGGTTCTGATAACGTAATTATAGGTGATTTAGCTGGAGATGCTTCTGGCTTTAGTGGTAGTAACAATGTTGGTATTGGTTCAGCAGCTTTAGGTAAAATTACTACAGCTATATATAACACAGCAGTTGGTCAAAATGCTTTAAAAAGTAACACTACAGCCGGTTCTAATACTGGTATTGGTTCTAGAGCATTAGAAGATTGTACTGGTGGTTTAAATACTGCTGTAGGTGATGCTTGTTTATTTAACGTGACTACAGGTGCTTCTAATACTGGTATTGGTCAATGTGGTTTAGGAATGACTACTGGAAGTAATAATACAGTCTTGGGCAGTAATGCAGGTAATCATATAACTACTGGTAGTAACAATCTTTGTGTTGGTAGAGGTGCAGGAACAGACTCTTTAGCAAATATAACAACTGGAAGTAACAATATTGTTCTTGGTAATAATTCAATTACAAATTTTGAAGCAAAAGTTGCTTTAACTGTTGGTTCTGATAAGAGAGATAAAACGGATATAGTAAACTTGCCTGACAATGCAGGATTAAATTTTGTAAAACAAATGAGACCTGTGACTTATGTTTGGGATAATAGAGATAATTATTATCCACATACACATGAAAAATATGGTGAAAGAGACCATAGTAAAAAATCATCAGATAAACAACTAGGATTTATAGCACAAGAAATTAAAGAAATAGAAAACTCAATAGGATGGACTGATGATTATATAGTAAACACATCAAATGAGGACTCTTTAAAATTAACAGAAACCCAATTAATACCAATTTTAGTTAAAGCAATCCAAGAAATATCTACAACAGTAGATGAATTAAAAGCCGAAATACAAACTTTAAAAGGAGAATAATATGACTATAGAACCTAAAACAGTAGCATCAATTTTAACAGCAGCAACAGATAGCGTAACACTTATAAACGGTGTAAACGCTGGAACTTGGGATGTTGAAAGCATGGAGCAATCAGAAATCAACGATATGGTACAAAGAAACGTAGACCATTTGGAAATCGTTTTAGCGTATGCACCTGTTGATGAAGATGATGATACACCTGATGTAGCTGGTAGTTCAGATGATAAAACATCTTATACAGATGCTATTACAACTGGAAATGCATATATTGCAGCAAACTAAAAAAATTTTAAACGGAGAACAATAACATGGCAGGTTATACAAGACAAAGTACATTCGCAGATGGAGATACAATCACTGCTGCTTTATTCAACAATGAATATAACCAATTAGTAAATGCTTTTAGCAATACTACAGGTCATAGCCATGATGGTACAGCAGCTAATGGACCAGTTATAGGATTAATTGGTGATGCTGGTGAAACTTCTCCAAACAATAAAGTCTTAATAGACACAACAAATAACTACATAGAATTTTATGTTGAAGTATCTTCAGCACCTGTACAACAATTATACATAGCTGATGGTGCTATAATACCGGTAACAGATAGTGATATAGATTTAGGTACAACAGGTTTAAGATTTAAAGATGCTTACATTGACACAGTAACAACAACTGGTAATGTAGACATAGGTGGTAATCTTACAGTTACAGGTAACGCAACTATCTCAGGTAATCTTACATTCGGTGATGCAGATACTGATAGTATTAATCTAGCTGCTGAAATAGATTCAGATATTATTCCTAACACTGACGGTACATATGACTTAGGAAGTGCTACAAAAGAATGGCAAGACCTTTACATAGATGGTACAGCTAACATAGATAGTCTTGTAGCCGATACAGCAGACATTAACGGTGGTACTATAGACGGTGCTACAATTGCTACATCAGATATTACTGTAGGAGCTGGTAAAACTTTAAACGTTTCATCAGGAACACTAACTTTAGCAGATGACCAAATTTCAGGTGATAAAGTTGAAGGTGGTACAATTGCTGCTACAACAATTACAAGTTTAACAGCAACAAGTGCAGACATAAATGGTGGAACTATTGATGGTGTTACTATTGGTGGTACTACTGCAGGTGCTGTTACTTTTACAGATTTATCAGACGGTACTATAACTATAACAGCTTTTGCAGATGAAGATGATATGTCTTCAAACTCTGCAACGCTTGTACCAACTCAACAATCTGTAAAAGCTTATGTAGATAGTCAAGTTACTGCACAAGATTTAGATATTACAACAGATAGTGGAACTATTGCAATTGACTTAGATAGTGAAACTTTAACTGTAACAGGTGGTACAGGTCTTGATAGTTCTGCAACAGGTAATGCAGTTACTCTTGCAATAGATTCTACTGTAGCTACTTTAACAGGCTCTCAAACTTTAACAAATAAAACAATAGATGTTGATAACAATACAGTATCTAACATAGAAGTTGATAACTTAAAATCAGGTGTACTTGATACAGATTTAACTTCTGTTGCAGCTACAGATACTACTCTTGCTTCTGCTAAAGCTATTAAGACTTATGTAGATGCACAAGTTACAGCACAAGATTTAGACTTTGCAGGTGATACAGGTGGTGCATTATCTATAGACTTAGATAGTGAATCATTAACTATTGCCGGTGGTACAGGTATAGATACTGTTGGAGCTTCTAACACTTTAACAATAAACATAGACTAGTAGTGTAGCAACTTTAACAGGTTCTCAAACTTTAACAAACAAAACTTTAACAAGCCCTGTAATTAATACAAGTGTTTCAGGTACAGCTTTCCTTGACGATGATACTTTTGCAACTGCAAGTGCTACAACATTAGCTTCTTCAGAATCTATTAAAGCTTATGTAGATGCACAGATATTAACAGAAGATACATTAGCTGAACTAAACGATACAAACATTACAAGTCCTGCTGATGGTGCTTTATTGTTTTATGATACAGGTACATCTATGTGGATTGACAATGTAGTATCTGGAGATATTACTATTGCTGATACAGGTGTAGCTGCTATTAGTTCAGGAGTTATTGTTAATGATGATATTAATGCTAGTGCAGCAATAAGTATAAGTAAGACTGCATTAGTAGACGGAACAGGTTTAACACTTACAGGTGATACATTATCTGTAGATGCTGCTCAAACACAAATAACTTCTGTAGGTACTTTAGGTTCTTTAACAGTTTCTGGAGACCTTACAGTCGATACAAGCACTTTAAAAGTAGACTCTACAAACAATAGAGTTGGTATACTTAATGCAACTCCAGATGTTACTTTAGATATTGGTTCTGCTACAGATGCTATACATGTACCGGTAGGTACTACAGCTCAAAGACCAACATCTCCAGCAGCAGGTTACTTTAGATATAATACTACTACAGGTGGTTTTGAAGGCTATACAGATGCTTGGGGTGCTATTGCTGGTAGTGGTAGTGGTGGTGGAACTGCTCCTGCTGTAGATACTATGACAGGTGATGGTAGTGATACAACACTTACACTTACTTCTGCACCAGTTAATGAAAATGCTACAGTAGTTACTATTGATGGTGTTGTTCAACACAAAGATACTTATTCAGTTTCCAGTAATACTTTAACATTCTCTGAAGCTCCTCCAAGTGGTTCAGCAGTAGAATGTATTACATGGGTTAATACAACTATTAACTCTGCATTACTTATGCAAGATGCTGACGGTGATACACAAATACAAGTAGAAGAAAGTTCAGACGAAGATAAAATCAGATTTGATACTGGTGGTACTGAACGAATGATAATTGACAGTACTGGTGTTGGAATTGGAATCAGTAGTCCTTCAGCAGGATTGCACGTTGAAACAGATGTAAATCCAGTCTTAAAACTTGATAGAGGTAGTGCAAATAATACTAATGCTAATTTATATTATAATGGAACACTTACTGGTCAATTATCAGCAGCAAATGCTGAGTTTCAAATAAGTGCAGCAGGTTCTAGCACCCCAACTACATTTTTTACTAATGGCTCAGAAAGAATGCGTATCGACTCATCAGGCAACGTAGGAATTGGTCACACATCTTCATTTGGTAAGCTATCAATTAATTCTAATGGTCAACCAGCATCTAGTGGGAACATGACAACAGGTTTAACTGTTTCTAATGGACCTGGCGGAACAGCAATTAATATAGGTACTTATGATGCAGGTGGCTATAGTTATATTCAATCAGCCTATGTAAATAGTGCAGGTGTTGCTAGAGAATTAGCTTTTTTAACGGGTTCATCAGAAGCCATGCGTATTGACTCATCAGGCAATGTTGGAATTGGCACGAGTAGTCCAGTAGCACCTTTACATATAGAAGGCAAAGACCAAACTGAGGGTACTGCAAGATTTACGCCACACTCAAACAAAGGAAATGAAAGTTCACATATACACTTTGGCTCAACTGGTGATTGGTACATAAGGTCAGCAGATACAGCAGGTAAAGTAGTAATAAATGATGGTGGGGGCAACGTTGGAATTGGAACGAGTAGTCCTTCAGAAAAACTAACAGTCAATGGTGCTTTAGCTATAACAGGTGCTTTAACAGATGACAGAACATCTACTGCTGCTATGGACTTTTCAGGTGGCGTAACGAGATTTGTTTCTTATGGTGCTAGTGGAACTGGTGGTATTTTTGCATTTAGAACAGCATCAGGTGGTGCTAGTTCAACAGAAAGAATGCGTATTAATTCTTCAGGCTTCGTTGGTATTGGGACAAGTTCCCCCACTACAAATTTAACCATTGGTGGAACAAGTAGTACAGCAAGAATAGTACCAGCGACAGACAACGTAGGTTATATAGGTGAAGGTACTCATAGATGGGAGGCGATATATGCTGTTAATGGTTCTATACAAACTTCTGATGAAAGAGAAAAAACAGAAATTAAAGAAACCATTTTAGGTCTTGATTTTATAAAAGACTTAAAACCAGTTAGCTATAAATGGATTGATGGAAAACAGCAAAACAAAGGTAAAGATGAAAGAGAACATCAAGGTTTAATAGCACAACAAGTAGCTGAAACAGTTGAGAAACATGGTATAGATAAAAATACTTTTGGTGGTTTAGATATACAAAAAACAGAAAAGTATGATGACTTTCATGGTATGTCTTATGACCAATTTATAGCTCCACTTATAAAAGCTATACAAGAACAACAAGCACAGATTGAAGCCTTACAATCTGAAATTAACTTACTTAAAACAGGAGAATAATATGGCAATTGGATATACTTGGGACGTTTCAACAGTTGATACTTACCCAACACTAGATGGTAATGCAGACGTTGTTTATAACGTGCATTGGCGATTAAACGCAGAAGATGATGCTAATCAGGATGCTGATGGTAACAACTGGACAGCTACTGTATATGGCACACAAGCTGTAGACACAGCAGATATATCAGACTTCACAGCCTTTGCAGACTTAACAAGCTCTGACGTACAGGGCTGGGTAGAAGCTGCTATGGGTGAAGATGCTGTTGCAGATTTAAAAGCTGGTCTAGATGCACAAATCGCATTACTAATTACACCAACATCTGTTACTAAAACTATAGGATAATATCATGGAACTAACACCTTATTTATTTTGGAATATATTTATAACTTTGGTGTTAGCACCAATCCTTTATAGCATTAGACAGAACTCTGATGAAACTAAAAGAATTGATATACTTATAAATAAAACTCGTGAAGAGTTAGCAAGAGAGTATGTAACGAAACAAGAGTTAAAAAATGACTTTGATGTTCTTATAAGTAGAATAGATAAATTAGGTGAAAAGCTTGACAAACTGTTCGAAGTCAAGTAAAATATACATATAGGTATTTTAAATGAGTAAAAAGAAAAAAACATATAAAAAGAAATATTATACCGGTGGTAGAGTAGATATGTCTAAAGGTGGTAGAGTTAAAGCTCAAACAGGTGGTAAGTTTGCTAAAGCTCCTGTAAAGTCTAAAGTACCTCCTATGTCTATAGAGAGAGAAGAAGAAATTAGACCTACTGTACAGCCTACAAGACCTATACAGCTTAAACCTGTTCTTTCACCTCCCCCAAAAGGTTCTAATGGAAGAATGACTGCTAAACAAGAAGCAGAGTTAGCTAATTTAAATGTAAGTGGTAATCAAATAATACCTAATGTAAGTACAGGTAATCAACAAACTGCTACAACTCCTGAAGAAGCTGCAGCAGCAAAAGCGGGTTTAACTTTAGAAGAGTATAGAGCAAGACAACTAGAAAATCTTGATAATAAAATTACTAATGTTTTTCCTAGAAGACCTAATTTTATAGGTGAAAAAGGCTCTGACCAAATGTTTATTGGTAGAGAAGGCGAAGTTAGACCTCAACAAGCTCAATCTAAAGGCTCTGGATTGTTTGGTACGATGGCAAGATTAGCCAGAGAACAAGCTCAAACAACTCAAGCTGCTCAAGCTCAAGCTCAATCTCGTCAAGCTTCTACCACTCCTATGTCTCAAGCAGACTTTTTTAAACAATATGGAAAGTTTGAAGGAAATATAAGACAAAGAAAAACATATGAAAACTGGCAAAATAATAGACAAAAAGCTTATGAAGATTATATAAATAGTTTTTTTAATTCAATAGGCGGTGGTGCTGGTGGTTCAGGTGGTTCAGGTGGTTCAGGTGGTGCTGGTGAAACACCTACTACTCCAACTCCAGAAGAGTTAGCAGCTCAAGAAAAAACTAGACAACAAGATGTTGCTAGACAATCTGTAGAAGCTGCTGCAAGAGGTGAAGTTCCAGAAGCTGCACAAATACCAGATGCAGTCCAAGTAGGTTATCAAAGAGATGCACAAGGACAATTACTTTTAGATGACCAAGGAAATCCTATTCCTTTAAAAGAACAACAGGTTACAACAATGGACCCTGTTACTAGAGCTAGAACTGATATAAGAGCTGAAGGTCAAGCTCCAGAACAAGTTACTACAGTAGGAGAAGCAGCAACTGCAAAAACTCCAGAACAAATTAGAGCTGAAACAATAACAGATGATGACCTTACACTGGTACCTGAAGAAGCTCAAGTAGAAGCTGCAACTGGTGAAGTGTCTGACCAAGCTATTGCAGAAGCTGCACAAGTTGATAGAGTTGCACCTATAGAAGGAGCTGAAGTTGAAATACCAGAAGGTGCTTTAGCTGAAAGAGTTGTAGGTACTATTAGTGAAGGTGCTAAAGCTACTGCAGCTATGAACGTAGGTACAAGCTTATCAAGAATTACAAGAGCTAAAAAACAATTAAGTAGAGCTGGATTATCTGATGCAGATATAGAAGAGATAGGTAATGACCCAGAAGCATTAGAAGATAGATTAGCAGACTTTAGTGAAGAACAAAGAGGTATCATAGAAGGATTACCTCAAGAAGCTTTAGTATCTACACAAATGAATAACTTGCTTGAAGGTATTGAAAGTGGAGAAATACCTACATGGGCTAGACCTGCAGTTGCACAAGTAGAGCAGATGTTAGCACGTAGAGGTATGTCAGCTTCAACTGTAGGACGAGATAGTTTATTTAATGCTATCATTCAATCAGCTATGCCTATAGCTCAAAGTAATGCACAAGCTATACAACAAAGTGTTAGTCAACAAAAAACTATAGAAGCTCAGACTGCTGAAGCAAATGCACAAAGAATGCAACAGACAGCTTTGACTAATGCACAGAATGTATTTCAAATGGATATGTCTCAGTTTAGTGCTGACCAACAAACAGCATTATCTAATAGTAAATTTTTACAAACTGTTGGTTTGGCAGAAGCTAGTAACGAACAACAAGCTACAATTCAAAATGCTGTATTAATGTCTCAAGCTAATTTAGCTGAAGCTGATTTTTATCAGAAAGCACAGATACAAAATGCTCAAGCTTTTTTACAAATGGATGTACAAAACTTAGCAAACGAGCAACAAGCTAATGTATTAAAAGCTCAACAAACTCAACAACGTATGTTATCTAATCAGTCAGCTCAAAATGCTGCTGCTCAGTTTAATGCTGCTAGTGAAAATCAAACACAGCAGTTTATGACAAGTCTTAATGCACAAATTGACCAGTACAATACTTCACAAATGAATGCAGTGGCACAGTTTGATGCAGCTCAAAAAAATGCTGCTGCTGCTAGAGATGCTCAAAGAGCTGCTGATGTTGAAAAGTTTAATACTCAACTTGAAACACAGATAGACCAGTTTAATGCTAATCAAGATTTTGCAAGGAATCAATGGAACGCACAAAACAGAGCAGTAGTAGAACAATCTAATACTCAATGGCGTAGAAATATGAATACTGCAAACACTGCAATGCAAAATCAGATTAATGCACAGAATGCACAAAATGCATTTGCTATGTCTCAAACAGCTCAATCATTTTTATGGCAAGAGTTAAGAGACCAAGCAGATTATGATTTTAGAAATAGTGAAAATGAAAAGAACAGAATTGCACAGCTTGTAAATACTGCATTAGCTTCAGACCCTAAAAAGTATGGTGGAAGTGTTGCAAGTATTGAAGCATTAATAGGTGCAATAACTGGAGATATATTTTAATTAGGAATTTATTATGGGATTATTTAGTAAAATTAAAAAAGCATTTAAAAAAATTACAGGTGCTGTAAAAAAAGTCGTAAAGAAAGTAGTAAAAGGAGTTAAGAAAGTAGTCAAAAAAATTGGCTCTAGTAAAATTCTTAAAGCTTTAGCAATTGCTGCTGCAGCCGTAGTCACGGGAGGTGCTGCTCTTGGAGCAATGGGTGCAACAGCAGCTAGTGGTGGTTTTACTGGATGGATGGTAGGTGCAAGTCAGGCAGTAACTGGTGGTACACTATTTGGTACTTCTACAGCTCTAGCAAGAGGTGCAGGTACAGTAGCTAAACTTGCTGCTTCACCTTTTAAAGCTTTAGGAACTGGAATTGGTACAGTTGGTTCTAAACTTGGTGTTAATTTAGCTCCTGCTTCTAGTACAGCAACTCCAGCACAGTTAAGTGCTGCTGTAAAAACAAATCCTGCTGCTGCTGCTAGAGCTAGTACTGCAGCATCAAGAGGAGCTTTAAATTTACCAAGTACACTTCCGGGAGCTTCTACTGCAGCAAGTGCTACAGGAACCGCAGCACAACAATTAGCTGCTACTGCAGGTTCTCTTCCGGGTGCAACAGTAGGTTCTTTTGGAACATCTGCTGGTATGGTAGGTACGGTTTCTGGAACCGCAGCACAACAATTAGCTACTACTGTTCCTGCTGCTTTAGGAACAAGTAGTATTGGAACTGCTGCTACTACTGCTGCTACTGCTGCTACTGCTGCTCCTCAAGCAAGTTGGTTTGCTAGACATCCTAAACTTACTTCTGCTGCTACTTTTGTAGGAAAAACTGTAGGAGGTGCTGCATTAACTGGAATGACACAACAATACATAGCTGGAGACCCTGAACAACAAGGTTCTATGGCTGGTGCAGCTTATGAGGGTGAATCAAACTTAGACCCACTAAGAGTTTATGCAGCTCAGCAAGGAATTAATACAGATAGTATTTATCAGAATATGATGTATGGGAATGTAGACCCAAGTACACAATATAGTTCTGAATTATTTAGACAACAAACATTTGGAGTAGCTTAATGAGTACACCTAAAAGATTACCTAATCCTATTATATCTTCAAGTTTAAGTGAAGCTGCTGCTTCTGGTGTATTAGATGGATTAGATGCAGGTTTTACTATTGATGAAATAGCACCTGATACAGGTCCTAAAATAAGAGGCGAAGCTAAATTTAGTCAGAAAGGATTAGATGAACTTGTAAAATTATCAAGTCAAGGAGCTGTTATTCCGGGACAATCTCTTACAAATAATCCAGAGCAACCATATCCTTGGGAAACTCCACCAGAGTTTGCAAATCCTAGAGAAGCTTTAGATGATATTGTAGGTTCTATAATGCAACCTGAAGCTATGAAAAATATTGTAGCTGCTTTGGCTCAAGGAGCAGCAGTAGCAGATTTAGGGACTGCTATTTTATATGCAAAGTTTAATGAAGGTAAAATAAATCCTGATGTTATGATGATGTTAGCCGAACCAGTTATGTATACGATTATGGCTATTGGTGAAGAAGCTAACATTAAATATAATATAGAAGGTGATGACTTAGATGAATTTGATGAAGAAGACGAACAAGAAGAATTTGATAAGAGAGTAGATGAATTTAGAAATGCACTAACAGATATTAAAAAAGGAGCTACTAAAAATATAGAGACTTCTAAAATTGATACTAATGTAGTTCCTGAAAGTATATTAGCACAAGTAAAAGAAAAAGGTCCAGAAATAAAAAGTTTATTAAGTAAAGGAGAGGAGTAATGGCTATAGAAGATTATTTTAAAGGTAGTAGTCAAGCATACGGTCAGTTAGCTGGTTCGTTATTAGCTGGTAGAAGAAAAGAAGATAAGAAAGAAGCTAAGAGAGCTTTACTAGCTTCTACAATTATGGCAACTTTTGGAGCTTTACAAAATCAACAAAAACAAAATATTGTTGATGGTATAAATGATGTTAATACAAAGTATAAAGAAATATTTAATTTAAATAAATCAGAGTTTGAAGCTTATGATGATGAACGTGCTTTACTTAAAAGATATAATGATAATGAAGAAGTATTTTTAAATGAAGAAGTTTCTAGAATTATTAATAATACTGACGAAGCAAAAACTGCAGGTGTAACTTGGGAAAATAAAGATAACGAACCTGAAGAATTAAGAAAACAGTTAGAAGCTTCTTATAATGCTGAAAGAGAAAAATTAATAAATAGAATGGAAGGTTTAAAAGCTGACCCTCGTGCAACCACTAAAACTTTTGAAAAGTTTAATCAAAGAGCTACTGAAGAATATAAAGCTGCATTATCTTTAGTAGAAGATGACCCAACCAAAAAAGGTTTAATAAAAGCTGCATGGAACAGAATATTTAAAAGACAAGAAGACCCTGAAAGACTTAAAGAATTACAAGAAGCTGGTATAGATGTTAGAGGAGATTTAGTTACAACTAATGCAGAACTAATAGAGTTACAAGATGCTTTAATTAAAGCTAAACAGAATAGAACAACTTTTAGAGATTCTATTGAAGACCAAGTTAAAGTAGAAAAATTATATGAACCTTTAGTGTTTAAACCTAAACCAAAAGATTTATCAGAAGTGTATTATAGTGTTATACCTAGTTTAAAACAAGTAGTTTCTCAAAACGAAAATTATAAAAATCTTGATGATAAATTTTATGTAGAAATTATTAATGATGTTATAGAAAAAAATCCTTCATTAAATACTCAACAAATTGGTCAAAGAGCTTACATGCAATTGGTTCAAGGAGATATAAATACAGAAAGTTATTTAACAAAAGAAGGAATTAAAATAGCTAACGGTAAAGCTTTAATAAATGCATTTGAAGAAACAGAAGATAAAGATTCCTTTATTGTAAATAATCCTTTTAAATTATTACAACTTATGGATGCTTATGATAGAGAAGGAGAAACAAAAATGAGTTCAGGTTTAGCTGTTAGGTATAAAGATATTTTAGAAACTAATCAAGATTTTACACCTACTGAACAAGATAAATTAAATAATGTTCAAAGAATTAGACTAAAATTAAAACCAAATGCAAAACAATATAAAAGCTTATTAAATGATAATGATGCTCTAGCAACTTTAGCTTCTAATTCAGCTTATGCTTTAAATTATTATAAACAAAATAATAGAAACTGGAGTGATGAATATACAGAAGTTGACCTTCAAGAAGCTTCTATAGATTTTGTTTTAAGAAATACTTTTGTTCACAATAGTCCTAATGAAATTAGAATGACTAAGGCAGATACTATGGGAATAAAAGGTTTTGATGTTTCATTAATTGATAAATTGCCAGAAATAGTAGAAGAACTGACTAATATTAATGTTAATGAAGAAAAACTACAAGTAGTTAGAGATTCTTTTATTGCAAATATAAACAATCCTTCTCTTGAATTAGAAGAAGATGAAATTTTAGAATTAACTAACAAAGTTAATAATGCTTTTAAAGATACTAATTTAGAAAAAGAAGAATCAGAACAAAAACCAATTATTAAAAAACCTAACATTACAGATATGTATAAAGAAAAAGGTGTTATAAAAACACACTCTGGTAGAAAACTTACTTATCTTACTAATTGGGAAGATAGTGTAGATGAGTTAGATTTATCAAATTTATCTATAGATGATTTAGGATATTTAGCAACTATAAGCGGAGAAGACCTTTATAATTATTTAGGTTTAGATAATAATATAAGCTTAACTCCTTTTAGAGTTCAGGGTTTAGGATATAAAGGTGGTATAAAAAGTTTACGTTCAAAAGCTAAAAAAGCTATGGAACAAAAATTAATGAATAAAGAAAATATAAGCAGTTTTAAAGCTAGTGGTTTAGTTTCAGGAATGTTTATGAATAAAGATAATGATTTTAACATTTTAAAAGATGATGAAAATATAAATAAACTTTTTGAAAACTTAAAAAATAACATACTCTCATAAATGAAATACGACATTTTTCAACAACCTACGTTTGGTTCCTTTTCTTATGGTAAAAAGAAAACTTTAGACGATTTAGAAAAAGATGAAAAATTTTTAGAAGTCTCTGAAAGATTTTTAGAATCTGTTGGTGAAAAATCTGATGATGTATTTGAATACTTAAGAGATTCAGATTTTAATTTAGCATCCGGTATGAGTCGAGCCATGCAAAGTGGTAAATTTACTGACCAACAAAAAAAAGATTATGCTTATTTAAGAAGTGAGTTTGATAATGCAGACTTAGGTAGTCTCAAACAATTTGCTGGTTTAGTTAAAGATGCAGGTATTGATATAGCAACTGACCCAACTTTAATCGTTGCAGCCTTGGCAGCACCTTTTACAGGTGGAACTTCATTAGCTGCTAGACAAGGATTAGCTACCACAGGATTACAAGTTGCTAAAAACTTTGTAGGACCTACACAACTTGCAGCAGGAGCTTTAAAATCTCAAGGTACACAAACTGTAAAAAAAGCTGCTGCAGTTGCTGGAGTTGAGGCAGGAGCTTGGTTAGGTCTTGACAATCATTTTAGACAAACAACAGAACTAAATACAGATTTAAGAAAACTATATTCTACTCCTGAATTAGTAGGCTCTACAGCTATTGGTGTTTTAACTGGTGGAATTGTTGGCGGAGGAATACAGAAAGCTAATTTATATTACAGTAAAATGAATAGGCTTTATTCAGATGATGCGTATTTAAAAACTGAAGAAGGTTCTTTAGCTGATAAATTTTATAAAACTTTAGAAGCTGCAGATGCAGCAAAAGCTGTTACTATTGGTTCACCAACATCTATACTAGATACTAAAGCTAAGTTTTCTCCAATTACTAGACAGCTTGGTAATTTAATGAGAGAAGATTTTAGTAGGGGTTTTACTACAGTAACAAGAAAAAAAGTAGAACTTGGTCACGGTGAAATGCTTGACAATCTTAGGTCAGAATATCATAGGGTATTTGACGAAGCTACTGCACCTATTAGAAAAACAGGGACATTTAAAGAATCAGATGAGCTAGGAGTAATAAGACTTTTAAGAGGAGATAATCCTAATAAATATAGTGAAGAAGTACAACAAGTTGCTAAAGATTTAGAATCTTTTTTTGGTAAAATATTTGATGATGCTATTGATGCTGGTCTTATAACAGAAGAAAGAAGATTAGCTAATTACTTTCCTAGAAGCTGGAATAGAAAAGCTATAGAAGATAATAGACCAGCTTTTGAACAAAAATTAATAAGTGAAAAAATTGTAAAAGATGATGCTGAAGCATCAAGACTTGTTGATGAAATGTTAAATAAGAGAAATGAATTGTTTGCTTCTCATTCTATTTTATTAACACAGTCAAGAGCTTTTAAAAATTTAAATGATAATGCTTTTGAAGAATTTTTAACTACTGATTTAAATACTGCTATTAATTATTATATGAATGCAGCTAATACTATTCAACATAAAAAAAGTTTTTTACTTCCCGGGATAAGTAGAAAATCAAACGTAGAACAATTTAAAGAAAGATGGTTAGAACCAATGGATGCAGAACTTAGAGCAGCTAGAGGTCAAAATAGAGGTTTAAGTAAATCAGATAGAGCTAAAATAGTAAAACTATATAAATCTATAACTGGTCAAGTAAACTACTTTGATAGTGGTTTAATACAAGGTATTTATGACGGAACAAAACTTGCAAATGCTATGGCTTACTTACCACTTGCTACAGTTTCATCATTGACAGAAGCTATGATACCTCTTACTAAAACAGGTGCTTCTGTTTCTGGTCCTGTTAAAGATGCACTTAAAGGTGTAAAAGAAGGTCATAAAATATTTGTACAAGACATACCTATTCTTCTTAGAAAGAAACATAAAATGTCTGATTCAGATATACAAAAAGAAATGCAACAAGTTTTTATGGCAATGGATGAAGCTTTTGCAGAATCTACAAATAGATTAACTGGTGAAGGATTACAAAACGAAGTACTTAAAAAAATAGGTAGAGGATTTTTTAGACTTAACATATTAACACCTTGGACAAAAACTGTTCAGTTAGCTTCTTTTAATATAGGTAAAGGTTTAATAAGAGAAAACTTAGAATCACTTGACAAGCTTTCTAAAGAAGGTGTAGATATATTTAATGAAACTGCTGTTAGAGAATTAACAAGGTCTGAAGTTAGAAACGTACAAAAATTAAAAAGTGAACTATTTGATTTAGGTATAGATATACAAGACGGTTTAAGATGGTTAAACGATGGAGCTAAAACATCTTTTGGTCCTGCTAGAAAAGAAGGAGTGCTAACAGGAGAAATAGAATACGCTGATGACTTTTATAAATCTGTAATACAAGGAGCTGGTAGATTTGTAAATGAAGTTATAATGCCAGTAGGTAGAGATAGAGCAAGAATACCTGTCTTTATGACCAATCCTAAAGTAGATATATTTACACAGTTTTTAAGATATCCTGCTGTGTTTAGTAATACAGTATTAAAAAACTATGTAAGAAATACTATTGTAAATCCAAAAGTAAACGGTGCTAAACTAGGTGCATTTGCTTTAATGTCTACTAACATTGCTCTTGCTACAAACTATTGGAGGTCTAATCAAGAAAATAAAGATAGAATAGTTGAAGAAGGTTTTTCAAAAGAAGATGTAATTAAAGCTTTTCAAAGGGTAGGATTAATGGGACCTATTGAATATGGATTCAGATATGGTGATTCACTAGAGTATACAAAAAATCCTTACGTATCTGCAGCAGGATTAGGTGGTCCAGTTATGTCAGATATAATGCAATTGATTTTAGGAAGATATGGATTAACAGAAACACTAGCTAGGAAAGCTCCTTTGATAGGCACAAAAGGAATAACAGAAACTTATTTTGGTGGTAATCTTTACGATGAACTTGTTGCAAAAGCTAGAGAAATAGATAAAGAAACTGGATATCTTTTAGGTATTAAAGATAGACCAAAAGATAGAAGATATACTCGTACTTACGAACAGTTTTATAGTAGACAATATGCAAAAGGCGGATTAGTAGAAGGTAAAGATGACGTACCGTACACTAAAGAAAACCCAGCAGATAGAGTTGACCCTTTTACAGGACAACCTTATTCTGACCAAATGGAGGAATTAGGATTAGATGTTTTTCAAGAAAGATAATAAAATGGATATAGAACTTTGTAAAGCTGAAATAAAGCGACACGAAGGAGAAGTTTTAGAAATCTACTTGGATAGTCTAGGCTATAAAACTTTAGGAGTTGGACACCTTTGCCAACCTAACGACCCTGAATATAGTTGGGAAGTTGGCACACCTATCACACAAGAAGTTGTAGATATGTATTACGAGGATGACTTTAAAAAGCACTACAAGGAAGCTATAGATGTATTTGGTAGAGAGGAAGACTTTGAAAAGCTACCAGAAATTATACAGAGAGTGTTAGTAAACATGTGTTTTAACCTAGGAGGTTCAAAGCTTTCAAAGTTTCGTAAAATGTTGAAAGCTTGTAGAGAACATGATTGGACAAAGATGGCTATTGAAATGGAAGATAGTCGTTGGTTTAAACAAGTGGGCAGAAGAAGTATTGAATTACAAAAAATGGTATTAGGAGCCTAAGATGATAGATAAATTAATACAGCCCGTGAGTAAGTTATTAGATAAATTTATTCCTGATGCTGATACTAAACAAAAGATTGCACATGAGATTGCAACTATGTCGCAAAAGCATATTCACGAAATTGCTAAAGCACAAATAGATGTAAATAAAGAAGAAGCTAAAGGTAACTGGTTTCAATCATCTTGGCGACCAGCAACAGCTTGGGTATGTGTTGCAGGTTTCGCAGTCAACTTTTTAATTAGTCCTTTACTTGCACCTTTTGGTATTGAAGTACCACAAGCAGATACATCTACTATGCTACCTGTATTAATGGGTATGTTAGGATTAGGTGGTATGAGGTCTTTTGAAAGAATTAAAGGAGTAGGTAAGTAATGACTAGGATAGCTAAAGTTGATGATAAGTCAAGTTTAAATATATCACTTAGCTATCTTCTGCAAATCATTGGTGTGATAGCTGTAGCTGTTTGGGGTTATGCATACACTACTGAAAAAATAGATTTCAATGAAAGAGAAATACAAAACCTAAGAGCCAATCAAAATAAGTATATATTTCCTGATATAAGAGTATTGGAAGAACAGGTAATACAACTAGAAAAAGACGTTATTATATTAAGAACAGAACTGGAGGCGTACAAGAAACAAAATGCAAATAATAAATAAAATAAAAAACACAGAGTTCTATCAAAACTGGACAAAGGCATTTGCTGTTTGTTACCCAATGATGGTTGAAGGTGATTTATCAGCATTAACCTTTACACATTTTTGGAAAGCTAATGTTACTGGTATTATTGCAGCTACTCTAGCTTCACTAACTAAGAAGTCTTGGTATCAAAACTTTATGCAACATAAATATGCACCGGCAATTATTCTAGGTGTTTGTACTTTTGTAGCAGATTTATTAGTACATCCAACTCACTTTGGTCCGTTTTGGACTGAAGCTCTAGCAACAGGAGTTGGTGCAGGTTTGTTATCGGCTTTCTTTATTTACAAACCTTTATCAAAATAAATATGAAAGAAAAGATTAAATTAGAAATACCTGTTATAACTATATTTATATTCTTATTTATAGTAAGTATACTAGAACAACTACAATGAAGATAGACGATAAAAAAATATTACAAGTAGTTAATCTTTCTCCGAGTGAATCTTGGATAGAAAAGATTGTAGATATACATCCAATGAAACAAATTACTATAGCTTCTATAGTTCAAGTAGCTGTATTTGGTTTTATGTTGTTAGCTTTTTGGATAAACGATAAACTATTATAAAATTAAAACCAACATTTAAAAGTTAAAAGCTCTGCATTATTTTTAATACAGAGCTATTTTTTTAGTTTAAAGAATTAAGTTCTCTTTGAAAATAATCATGTAAGTTTTCTAACTTAGCTTTACCGTTTCTAATAATAGTTTTCATAAGAGGTCTATCCTCAATAGGAAAAACCTCATCAACCATATCTTCCGGTAACAAACTAAACTCTGTTACTATTTTATTATCTCTTGTTAAAAGTATTTTAAAGCTTACTAAATTAGCTTCTGATTTATTAATCATTTGACTCCTCTAAGTTTGTAAATTTAATATTGTCTTGTCTACCACGTAACCCAGCTTTCATATAAGTAGTGGCTCGTCCTTCAAAAAAGTTCTGATGTTCTACTCCGGTAACTTCATCAATCCAACCAAGAGGATTTTCTCTTTGGTCATAGTTAGTCTTAAGACCAAGTTGAAGTAACCTTCTATCAGCTATGTATCTATTGTAAGCATACATATCTTTTTTAGTTAGTCCTTGAATGTCTCCCATATCAAATACTAAATCTAAAAACTTATCTTCAAGTTCTACCATATGTCTACATATCTCATATAGTTCTTTCTTGAAATCATCTGTCCATATTTCTATGTTCTCTTTTATAAACTCTCTAAACAACTTTGTCATTGCTTCAACGTGCATAGACTCATCACGGATAGAATAGGTAACTATCTGACCCATACCTTTCATCTTACCGAACCTTGGAAAGTTTAACAAGATTGCAAAGCTACTGAACAACTGTAGTCCTTCTGTAAAAGCTGAATAGACTGCTAAAGTTTTTGCAATGCTTTCTTTCTTAGCTTTAGAAGGTTTAAAGTTACCAACATAATCATGCTTGTCTGACATCTCTTCATACTCTGCAAAAGCTTTGTACTCTATCTCAGGCATTCCAACTGTATCAAGTAATAAGCTGTAAGCATGTTGATGTATTGATTCCATGTTTGCAAAAGAACCCATCATCATTCTTGCTTCAGGCTTTCTTAAACAAAGGCATATACTTATCTATATATCCTGCACCTACATCTACATCTGACTGTGTAAACAATCTGAAATATTTGTGTAAGTAAATTCTTTTCTATATCTGTAAGTTCTTGCCAAGTCTTAACGTCTGTATGTAATGGAACAGACTCAGGCATCCAATGCATTTGATTCTGTAATACATAGTAGTCAAACATCCACGGATATTCAAACGGTTTATAGTAGTCTCTAGTTTTTAGTAAGCTCATTTTTCTTTTCCTTTTTCTTTTTGTTGTTAAATATTTTATCCCAATTCTCTTTGTATTTTTTCTCGTTAGGGTTCCTACGTCTAGAACCTTTTCCTCCGTGCCACTGACTCATTATCCCTCACAAGCAAGACACTCAGTATCTTCTAAATTAATTCTAGGTACTTTAACATTTACATTCTCTACAGTTCTTGCTGCATTAGAACGGAAATAGTAAAGCGATTTCAGTTTGTTCATACCATACCAATGAACATCATTTACATACTGCATGTATTCATCATGTACTTCTTGAGGTTCTGTAGCTTTTGGTAAAGTAAAGAATAGATTAACTGACTGTGCTTGACAAATAAACTCTTGTCTTTTGTAAGCATGTTCAACAATCCATATTTGATTTATCTCATTAGCTGTTTTAAATATTTCTTTCTCATCATCAGTAAGAACATCTAAATGTTGAACAGAACCATCACTACCTGATATATCTTTCCAAAGATTCTCTAACTCTTTACCTTTTAATCCTTTAGATTTTAAAAGCTTTTCAAGGTATTTATTTTTTACTTGATAGCTTCCGGATAAAGTTTTGTGAGTATAGCAGTTAGCACGATAAGGCTCAATGCTAGGAGAAGTCCCACTACAAATGATACCGCTACTAGCATTAGGAGCAATAGCAAGGAGATTAGCATTCCGCTTACCGCTACCATGGATATCAGGAGCCTCGCCCCTTTCAATAGCCAACTCTTTAGTTGCTTCTGTCGCTTTGAGTTTAATGTAAGTAAATGCCTTAAAGTTAAACCCAGTTGCGTAAATGCCCTCAAAAGGAAGTGACCTACGTTGAAGATAAGCATGGAAACCCATAGCACCAAGACCGAGACTTCTTTCTCGATACGCTGAGTAGGCACTCTTGGTAAAGCCTTCTTTACCTTCTTTAACATATTTTTGAAAGCGTTTAAAATTCGCACTATATTCTCCTAGTTGTGTTGTATCTATTGCATTGTCAATATAATGTTGGATTATATTATCAAGCATGGTTATTAAATCTTGTATAAAGTTATCGTCCTTTGACCAGTCATCAAAGTGTTCCAAGTTTACAGAAGATAAACAACATACTGCTGTTCTTTCTTCATCAGTTGGTAAAGTTATTTCAGAACATAAGTTACTTTGACGTATCTTAAGTCCTAAATCTTTTTGTTGTTTAGGTAAAGCTTCATTACATTTATCAATGTTGACCATGTAAGGCTCACCTGTTTCAGCTCTAGCATTTATTATCTGCCACCATAGTTCTCTAGCATTAATAGTCTTAACAGCTTCGTTAGTCTTAGGGTCAATCAATCTCCAGTCTTCATCATTTTGTACAGCTTGTAAAAATGCATTAGTAATATTTATACCGTTATGAAGATTAAGATTCTTTCTGTTTATATCTCCACCAGATTCTTTTCTCATGTTAATAAACTCTTCAATCTCCGGATGAGATATATCCATGTAAGCTGCATAAGAACCACGTCTTGTTGTGCCTTGATTAAAGGCTAACATCTGTGAGTCTACTACGTGGATGAAAGGAATAGAACCAGTAGAACGACTGCCATGAGTAGTTGAAATACCGTTGCTCCTAATATCGCCCCAATATCCACCGATGCCTCCACCCGAACTTGCCAACCATATGTTCTCATCATAGTGAGCAGATAAACCACCCCTGCTGTCAGGAACATAATTGAGGAAACAACTGATAGGAAGCCCACGAGTGGTACCCCCGTTACTAAGAATAGGAGTGCTGAACATGAACCAACGAGAGGAAGCGTAGTTATAAAGTCTTTGAGCCAACTCAAAATCGGTCTCTCCTTTGAATGTTGCTCCGAAGACGGAGGCTCTTGCGAATGCTTCTTGTGCATGTGTTTCTCCTTCCCAAAAATATCTATCTTTGAGTGTGTCTAAACTAAATTTATCAAATTCTTTTTCTTTATCATAGTTTATTTCAATTCCTAAGTAAGGCTTAGTTCCTATCTTATCTTCAACCATTGTCTTGTTCCTTATTGTTTACGTAGATTGCTATTATAGCATAGTGTATTATTTTATATAAGTCTAAGTTGTTCTTTCCGTCTTTCTTTCCAAACCTCATAGCATACTTCATAATGTTTCCAAGACAGAATCCTTCTCCGTATCCAGAATCAATTATCATATCAGTTGCTTGGTACTTACCGTTAGCATAGTGTTGAGCATATGTATTACCTACGTATGCTTTTAGTTCATTTAGTATTTTATCTTCGTTAAATTTATAATTCACTTTTCCATTCCTCCGGTAATGTCTCTTCACTATACCATGTAAAATTATTTGTCTCTGCCCATTCAGCATGAGTTCTTTTTGTTTTATCTTTCTTACCTTTGCACCCGGCATAGGTGAGTAAGGTTTTTGAAAAAGAAAAACTAACTCATAATTATCAGGTAAAGCTTTTCTAATATGTAAGTACTTACTATACTCTGCATAGTCCCAGAACCTACCTTTAGCTTCTAGTAATATTGTTTTACCATCTATAACTTTTACAAAGTCTGCTTCATACTTATGTTGAACAACATACTCTATAGTATCCCAATGATGTTTCCAATCCTTGAGAAGTGTTTGATGTATATCATATTCCCAAGCACTATCGTATCCTTTAGGTACGTTAATCTTTTTAGGTCTTGGCTTTCTTGGTACTCTTCTAGGCATTCAAATCTTCCAAAGTAATGTTTGGATTATTCTTTACCTTTTTATAAAACCATCTAAGACTATATGCACTTAACATAAATCTATTGTTAGCAAAGATATGTGTTTGTTCTGGTAGAAACTCATGTAAGTTTTTCTTAGTAATCTTAGTAGCATCTTCTCCTTCAGGTACCATAGTTCTTATCCAACTAATAAGAAGTTCTTCTGCTTTTCTTCTTAAGGCTTTTGCTTTTCTACCATTCATATCTGTGTAACCTCTATAACATTAGGTGGTTTAGGTACTTGAGTTAAGTATCTATAACCTGTTGAATATTTAAACACCCTTAAACCTTTACCATCGTTAGCATCTTTATGACATTCAAACTTATGTCTACAGTATACACAACCTCTAGCAAGTTTCATGTTACCAGACTTACCATCTGGTTCGTCATCATAACATTTATCAGGAGGAGTAGATAACTTAACAGCTTTTTTAATATCAGTTATTTTCTTTTTGATATTAGGCTTATCAAAGTTATCAGGTTTAAACATAGCTAACTCCCCAGACTCTTTGTTGAGAGCAAGGAAGCCACCGTTCTTAGTTCCTTCTGCTTGTTCGTATCCTGCAAGTTGAGCCATGTAACCAAAAGCATCATCCTCTGCTAGTGTTCCGTCTCTAAACTTTTTAAATGCAAAACCAGAAGCAGTCTTTACATCTACAACTTCTCCATCAATAACACAGTCCATGTGTCCTTTGATTCCGGATACAGTTATTTCTTTTTGTTCATTAGTAACTTCATGTCCAGATAACTTAACAAGAAATAAAACTATCTCTTCAAGTAAGTGTCCGTATAAGAACTTAATAAAAGTAGGAGGAGATATAACCTCTGTTGAATCAGATTCAGAGTTCATCTCATACCATAACTGTCTAGGCTGTTTGCCTATGTTAGACATACGTAAAGAAGGTTTACCTCTAGGAGAAGGGTGAGACCAAGCGTAGAGAATCTCTTTCATGGACTCTCCAAACTGCTCAATAGTATCCTCATCTATGTCAAGATGTTCTCCTTTTCCTAGAGCCGACAATTTATTATATATATCTTCTACTAATGTGTCAAGTGTTTTTGATTTCTTTTTCATATTATTTTCTATGTTTTACAAATTTAAGTTTACGAGTCTGTGAATTAAACATTAACAACTGTACTCCTGCTTCAACTTGTTCACGAGTTCTACCTGTACACTTAGTTAAATTATTACCTGTATCTTTATGTAATTGAGGCTGTGCTGTTTTAACATCTATTAAAATTATATCTCCTTTAGAATCTCTTGCTACTAAATCAGCAAGACCTGTACATCCACAATTTTTAAATACTTCATAACCGTTGTCCCATAACCAAGTTACTGCATAGAACTCAGCCATGTCTCCTTTTCTACTATCGCAATGCTTAGTGGGTTTCACTCCAGTTACCTCCTATTTTATATTCACCATCAAGAGGACATCTAAGATTAAAATGTTCTCCTGCTTTTATAATACTATCAACAGCAAACTCACCAATAAAATCTGCTTGTTCTTTAGGAACTTCTATCTGCCATTCATCGTGGATGTTAGCAACAAACTTATAAGGTACTGCATTTAATTTTAATACATCATCAAGTATTGATAATGCTTTCTTCATAACGATAGCACCTGCTCCTTGAAGCAAAGTGTTCAATGCAGAATGAGCATTACGTATGTAAAGCTTTCTACCATCTATACCTTTGAGATATTTCTTTGAAGCTGCTCTCTGTACTCTATCTCTAAGAGATTTAAATGCAGGGTTATTATCGAAGAAATGTTCTCTAGCTCGTTTACCATCTGCTGTATTTCCTTCAACCACTTTTCCAAGCTTCTCATCTCCTGCTCCGTACATGAGTGCATAGATGAATGTCTTCGCCTGATTTCTTGATTTAAGTTTTGCAGCTCTTTGATTAGCTGTGTGTATGTCTCCATCTAAAATCTCCTTGATATAAGTTTCATCATTCATATAGTGTGCTAACATTCTTAGCTCTAAACCACTAGCATCAACTCCGAGTAATACATTACCCTCATCAACAATCCAACATGCTCTACATTCTGAACCATAAGGACTGTGAACTGAAGGTACTTGTGCCATGTTAGGACTTCTGTGTGTCATTCTACCGGTGATAGCACCGTTAGGTATAACAAAACCATGCACACGTCCATCCTCTTGCACCGCTTCAACCCAAGAATCAACTTGAGCTATACGTTTTTGTATTAATAAAAAGTCTGCTATAAGTTTAGCTTCACGGATATGAGTAACTTCTGATAGAGTTTTCTCATCTACAATAGGCTGACCTGTAGGAGTAAACCTCTCAGGTTTCCAACCAAAGTCAACAAGATATTCACCAATCTGTTTACGACTACCAAGATTAAACTCTTGTAAAGTCTGTCTCATAAAAGGCTCAAAGTTATTAGTATCTATACATCTTTGATACTCATCATCAGTAAGTCCACGTTTAGATAAGTCACCATCTTTTTTAATGTAAGGTGTAACTAATTTATCATCTACCCATTTAGGTTTGAAAGTACTTGTGAACTTCATCTTCAATCTGTTGAGACTTTTCTCTAAGTTCTGCAAGTAATACTAGTGCAGATTCCATGTCAAACATGAAACCGTTTTCTTCTTGTTGTTTAATTATTCTTGCAACGTCTTGTTCAAGTTCAATAGATTGTTTACTAAAACCTTTTGACTCATTACGAAGTGAGTTATAGACAAGAGTATTTAACTGAACATCACGAACACAATAGTCTAACATCTGTGTAGAATAATTCTGATAGTCTTCAAAGTCTATCTTAGAAAGACCAAGCTTATATCCCCACTTCTCTAAACTATGACCACCCTCTCTTGTAGGGTTAAACAATCTAGAAAGAACAAGTGTATCAATAAGTTCTTTGTCTCTAAGTTTTATACCTGCAAACTTTTCTACCATAGGAATATCAAATCCTATAATGTTATGACCTATCAGCCTATCTGCTTTAGATAAAAGCTCGTAGCCTTCTTGCAAGTTGCTTGGAGGAAACTTAAATATCTCTCCAGAGTTTGCATCTTGAGCTACAAGACAATGTATCTTAGTGGCTTTAAGGTCATCAGTTTCTATGTCAAATACTAAATCCATAATTAAAATGCCTCGTCTAAACTATCATCAAAAGTAATATCTTCATCTGTTAGTTCAGATAGTCTACCGGTTTCTGAATCATAAATAACTCTACAAGCCATACCAACATCACCTGTGTATCTTGATTTCAAGACTCTCATTCTTGTTGTTCTAGCTTCTTCAGGGTCATCTGATTGTTGGTTACGTTCTAGTGCTATCACACAATCACTAAGTTGTCCAATACTATTTGAACCTCTTAGATGAGATAGTGATACTTCAATACCATTCTCATGTCCTTTGTTACCATCAACACGTCTCAAGTGTGAAACCAAAATTATTCCTGCACCTGTCTCTTCTACTAAACTTCTAAGTCTAGTCATGATAGTATCAATAGCACGTCTTTCATCTCCTTCATGTACAGCACTAACTAACATATGTAAATGGTCCACGACCACCCACTTACAATCACAGCCTATAATCATGAAGCGAAGCTTAGTAAAGATATCATCAATGTCGTTGGTTCCGAAGTGGGAATGTACCCATACTCTGTTTCGGTTATCACCATCGTATAACATGTCAAACATCTTATCTAATTCTTCTTTAGAAAACTTCTCACGTTCTTGGTCAACGTATAATCTAGCATTAGCTTCAATAGATAAGATACCATCAATGGTTCTTCTCCAATCTTCTTCTAATGCAATGATACCTACGTTGTCTTCTGTGTTCTTGATAAGATGATGTTCAAGTTCTCTTGTAACACTTGACTTACCAAGTCCAGTACCACCTGTAAGTGTGACCAGTTCTCCTGCTCTAAGACCATACAACTTCTTGTTAAGTCCTTCATAAGGATAAGGTACGCTTTGTTTCTTCTCACGATTATGAAACTTCTCACGTTGTTCAGTAACATTTATAACACCTGATGGTGTATAAACTTTACTAGCCCACCAAGCTTCAACAAACTCTTTATGCTTGTTGTTTCTTAGCATGTCGTTAGGGTCTTTCCATCCGTTAGGTAAGGTAACTATCCTTGCTTTCCCGGGTTTGAAAAGTCTAGCAACTTTAATACTAGCTTCTTGTCCTGCCTTATCTTTATCAAAAGCAATGATAACATTTTCAAAGTCATCAAAGAACTCTAAGCTTTCTTTAACATCTCTGACTGCACCATTGGCACCACGTTTGATAGATACTACAGCCCACTTAGAACCAAGCAGTTCATAAGCAGCCATAGCATCACACTCACCTTCAGTAATGGTAACGTACTTACCACTCTTGAAAAGTTGTTGACCAAACAAACCTGTATCATTATAAGTACCAGAAATATAGAAGTCTTTATCTCTACAGTTTCTAGTCTTAGTAGCTGATAGCTCATGCCCATTGTAATAAGGGTATAAATGCTTAACGACATTACCTTGTAAGTCATGTACACATTTCACCCCATACTTCTGAGCAGTTTGTACAGAAATTTTTCTGTCAGTTAAGGCTGAAAACTTTCCTTCGTTTACCATGTCAGGTTGTTTAGTTTGTGTTGTAGTTGATTGCATATCCTTTCCTCCACATGCTTTAGTATAGCTAGGCATAAACTCTCCACAACTGAAACACTTTGCTGAATCATCTTCGTTGATTCCAACAGCATCACTACTGTCACAAAGTGGACAAGGTTGATGTAACTTATCCCAAGTTTTATCCATGTTAGCCCTCACTATGAATTAAGATTCGTCTGATTCTTCTACAGTTTCTTCAGTCTCAGTTTCTTCTTGTTCAACTATAGCTTCAGGACTATCCTTTAGTACAGCTTCAAGATTATTCTGATGTCCTTGCGAAGCAAAGTTTAAAGCTTCAACTAATACATTTAATGTACCTATCTTATTGATAGAAACACTTGCATTAGTTCTTTTCTGTTCGTCTTCAATCATTGAAACATCATAGACTGATTCACCGTCATCATTTTTAATAGTAATAATCATATTAAAATTCCTCGTTGTCTGAATCTTGTTCAGCGTATTCAATTAAGTTATCTACTTTAACAGCCATAAGCTCTGCAAACCTACCATAATTATTTTTATATGGTTTAATTTTAACAGTAACTTCTGAACCATTACCTATTGCAACATCCATAGGATTACCATCACCATCAACTAACTTAGGTGCAGGATTAGCTGACCCATCATTCCTTGATGCTCTCTTACTAAAAGTAAAAGCAGGTTCTTCATACTTCAGTTCACCTGTTCTAGTTCTAACTTGATTCAGTCCTAAGTCTTCAAGCTTAGTAGCTGTATCAGAATCAGTAAGAACAGTTATGCCATATTTGTGAGGTTCAAACCTCGTGTTAGGGCTAGTAATGTTGGCATACATTGCCTTCCCTTTTACATACTCATACATAAATAACCTCCATTAGTTTGTATTAAGTTGTGCAATTATATCATGTTTGATTCTTTTTGTCAAGTCTTTTTTGTCTTCTTCTTGCATTGTTTCTATCTCGTGTAAATTGTATAGCACTTTGCAAGTCTTCCCAAAGTTCATCCAGTACTTGTTTCTTTTGTTCTTTGTTAAGTCTTGTAATGATTTTGATATCAGACTTCTTAGGTATCCACGTATCCCAATAAGCTTTGTCCATGTCTTTCCATGTCCAACCTATCTGCTTGTCTAATGTTGTTGATTTAAAATATAAATTCATATAACCCTCCAGTTAAAAGGGTGGCTAGTCACGTGGTGGTTTAGTACTCATTCGTGTTTTATCCTTAACTTCTTCAAGGCGACCTAATCGTTCCAGAAAAGCTTTTACAAAGGCTCACTCCTAGCCACGAGTTTTGTTGTTTAAAGTCTGTACAAACTATCTCGCATCGAGAAAAAAATCAGACTGTTTTTGGTGTTAATATTTTAAGTCGTACACCCGAGCCACTCGCCCAACCACCGACTTAAACAGTATGCCTTCAGGTTCAGGAAGGTTAGTTGAGGGCTACACCCTACAGCATACTAGAATAAGTGGCTATTATACCACATCTAGTTCTCCCTGTCAACCTTTAAGTTTAATAATTTAACTTTATATTCATCCTTGTTCCAAGTAAGTTCATAACATATTTGGTCTTTAGGATTATCCTCGTTGTATTTAATAACATAATCTTCCCATGCTCTAAATTCGTTCTTGCTTAGTTCTTTATCTGTACTAAACTTTATCATATCTTTTTTTATGTCCACCATGTAGGTTTCTCCCTGTTCTTGTTCCATTGTGCATAGTGCTTCTCATGTATCACATAGTCCCTGTACGCTACGATAGGGTCACTATCTTTGTATACATCAGGCATAGCCTGTGCAAGTGGTGTCATACTTGTATGTGTAATATTATCTGGCATCTTGCTTAAAGGCTCTTCAAGTTTTATAATACTTGCATGGGTCTTACCATACCTATAGTTGTATTCCATTCCAAGTGCTAAGAAATGTCTGTACAACCATGAGTAATTACTGCTTGACTCTCTTGCCCATATAGTACAAGGATGATTCTTGTATGCAGTTTTGTAAAGTCCTACACTATCTGCATACTCATCACCGTCTAACACTCTATGAGCTGTGCAAAGCATCTGAGCTGTTTCAAGTGGCATCTTCACTAACATCTTATCTGGCTGTGCTTCTGCTGATACAACAGGACACTCATCAAAATAAAATATGTTCATTACTTACTCCACGTTTCTTGTTCAATAAATTCTACTACCTTATTTCTAAGATTGCAAATACTATTGAACTGTGGATGTTCAATATCAATCTTACCAACTCCATACTTTTCTAAAAGATTATAGAAATCATCTTGAAAGTTTATAAAATTATTATCTGTCATTTCTTTTGCTGTCATATTATTTCTTTCCCTCTCTATCCATAAGTATTTATCCTACACCTGCTATACAGAATAACATAAATCCTATTACAAATGCCAAGTCCTATAGTTCGCCTATCATTTGACCTCCTCTTGCACAACCAATTATAGTTATCACTACTCCAACCAAGTCCAAGCAAATCAACCATTTTCATATTGCAAATTATTCAAGTGTTCAGCATCTAACATCTCTATCAGTTCCCATTTAATACTGCTTAAATTATGAACATCAGACAACCATAAATCATTTGTCTCGTGTAAAGTATTTAACATGCTTTCAAGTTTACCTATGTATTTAAACAAAGTGTCATACTCACTAACACTCATATCAATAACTACTTTACTTTTTAATATTTTAGTTTTCATTTTCCCTGCCCTCTATATTTCTTATGGTTAGCTTTTGTATTCTTGTTCATAGTAGAGTAGCCAACATTCCTTCTACCTTGACTCGTTCTCTTACCTCTAACACCAGTAGCTGAAGTATGAGTTTGTTTAAATGCTTTTGATTTAACTGCCATATCTTAATATCCTCCTGTATTCTTTGTACTCCTTTACAAGTTCTATAATGTTATCATCTTTCCAAGCTTGAAAAGTCTTTTGAATATCATTATATCTTAAAGATTCATCACAATAATCTCCATACTTTCTCATGATAAACATATCTATTCTTCTTAGTCTCATAATTGTTATATCCTATTATAAATTATTAATATAATTAATTATTAATTTTGTTTATGTTTAAAAAGTTATAAAGATTGTATCATAAAAAATTGTAAAAGTCAATACAAATTATGAAAAAATCTTAACTAATTCTAAGCTCCTGTAATGAACTGTTCTTCCATACTAATACCCTCATATGGTTTGGTTAGATAACTGCTCAACATGTAGCTCATATGCTCTTCTATCCTATGTATAATATCTACTTCTGATACATTCATTGGTTCGTCCCATGTTCTTATGTCATCATAAAGAAAGTCAACAAATGTTCTAAACTTAGTTGCTGATAATTTATTTAGGATATATTCTCTTGCACATATGTCCTCTAGTTTTTTGTATAAAGTTCTGTTCATGCTACTCTCCTTTTAAATAATTTATTTCTTAATTCTTCAGCATCTTCTGGATTAAACTCACTTAGATGTTGTAAAATATTATTCCATATCTTATCTGCTTGTTGTTGATATCCTCTATCAAAAGGATATTCCCTCAACATTACTGCCATTTTTACAGCTTGGAAATCTCTCAACAACATATTTACTGAGAAATCTGTTCTAATATTAATAGCTTCAACACCAACCTTACTAGCCCAATCACTTATTCCCTTACCATGAATATTAAAAATACCAATCTGTACTAGCATAGCATATGTCTTAGCCGGAACTCTTACTTCAACATACTTACTAGCATCTACATCAACACCAAATTCCTCTATCCACCATTCATTTAATTCTTCTTTTGTATCAACTATCATCAGTTCAATCCCTCCACTAAATCATAATCTTCTGTAAATATACTTTCTTGTTCTGCCCATTTATAATCAGGGTCTCCAATGTCTCCGTCATATTGTCCTGAGTTTCCATCTTTAAACTCAACATATAAAGTTCCATACTTTACATGATAGTTTTTAACATTGTCCCAATCAATACCTAGTTCTTCTAAATCAAAAGTAATAGGTGCTTCATAGATACACTCTATGTATCTTGGTTTATCGCTATCAACATTCATAAGTCTCCTCCTCTAAATCTTCGGTAGGATATCCCATATATCCTAATTGTTTTATAATTCTATGTTTGCTTTTAATAGATAGTTCGTCCCAAACATCGTTAGTTACCCATTGAATAACCTCATCTAATCGTTGTTCAATAGTAAAATTTTTAAACATTTCTTTAGTATCTTTTTCTTCTTGTATGCAATCGTTACAAGTAATAACTATTCTAGGCTCTTCACCTATCAATAAATTACCACACTCATTACACTCTAAAGTAGTACCGTCTGACTCATGTATTAGTATTGTCATCATTTTCCTCACTTATGTCTGCAAGATACTCACTCTCATCTGCTTCTGTGCCTATGAGATGTTGTCTCCTGTAATGGTTATCAATTAAATCATCTATCATTTTTTCTAGTTCGTCCATGCTTAGTCCTCATCAGGGTATTGTTCTTCATAACTTTTGAATCTTACAACTTTTGCTTCATGTTCAAACTCTTGAAAGTTATGAAAGTAGTCCTCGTTTCTATTCGCAATGTGCTGATTCTCTTCAGAATATGCGTATCTAATTGCTTCTCCTTCTCTCTCTGCATCAACCTCAATTGTTGCAATGTAATGTCTCTCTATCTCTATTAGATAGGTTCCTTCTTTACTCATATTTCCTCCTTTTAAGTTTAAGTAAATTGCTCATAAAATTCTTTCTCTGCGATAAACTGTAGTATCTCGTCTCTGTCATCATCTTCATGCAGTCCATACAAGTATGCTACATTGCTTATCACATCATCAATCAGTCCTGCTTCATCATCTGCAACAACATCTTCATAGAGTCGTTGTAATGTCTCATCATTTATTTTGTTTGTCATCATCTTCCCTCTCTAATAATTCTAATATCTTGTCCAACTTTTTCTCGTTGTCTCTTATCATATCATATATATCTTCTATTGTCATATTAATCATACCTCTCATCATGTATTTCTTCAGCTATAAGCTGTAGTATTTCATCTCTATCATCATCAGGGTTCAAGTTATACTGAAACTGTATATCTCTTATCTGATTTTCTAATAGTCCTTTAGAGTCTAAGTCTAACACTTCGTCCCATATTCTGTCAAACACTTGCTCATTTATCATATCTACATCAGGCTCTATTTCACTTATCATTATATCTCCTATATTTGTATTGCATCAATTACAAAGCCTGTATAATCTTTTCTAGCTTTGCCCTTTGCCTTTAGTCCTACTACGCTGTTCGGTTTATCTAGGAATCTCATATCGTGTTCGTCTCCATTGATAACTTTGAGTCCCTTGAACATGCTCGGCAGTTCTTTGTCTCTGAATACTACTGCTTTGTTGTTCGGTACTTTGTCGAACATCTTAGCGTATTTCTCGTTAGCTTCACTATAACTCCATGTTAAATGATAGTTGGGTATATTGTCAACCTTTCTCGTTGGTATCTTTGTATAGTCATAGAACTGCACACTCGGAAACATCTCAAAGATATTCTGTCCGTCTATGTCTATCTTCTCCCATTGTATATCACTCGTACCATTAAGCCTTATAGCTGGTTTCTTGTCTTTTCTCTCACATGCTCGGATAAACTTCTCGATGTCTTGAATCAGTTGTCGCATGAACTCGTCCCTGTCATTTAGGAATAAGTCCGTCTTCCTCTGTCTCGCATCTTGAATAGATGAATAAACACCACCCAATCCGGCTGTATTCAAACATGCTTCCTTACATTTTGCTATGTCTTGATAAGGACATATCTTAGTATTTACTGGTCTAAGATGCATTATCACAGACCAGTATTTACTCGATACTTTATTACTCTTATCAATCTTAGGATTTTTTCCTACGCTTAATAAGTTATAACTCATATCAACTCCTCGTTATTAAGCAAAGGTATCTACTCGGTATAAGATTAAAAACTATTCCTCTATCAGTAGAGTATAGAATCTTATTACTAAGTCTTTTACTTCGCTTGTTATTAGCAACTCTAAACCTCAACCCCATCAAATTTACATGATGAAATTTTTTGTTATTGTTGTATCTATCTTCAAAAGTTTTTATGCTTAACATAATAGCCCTCTCAAATTGTCTTATACATAAAGGCTATAAGACTTATTTTCGGTTATCCCTAATCAATTAAATCTATTGTTTCATAAAATAAAAACATTGTCAACACTTTTATTTTATTTTTTTAGTTTTTCGATATCCTCTAATCAACTAATTAAATCTAGTATTTCACAAATTTAATTCTTTGTCAACACTTTTTATAAAAAAAGTTTTAAATTTTTTCTATAAAAAATGTAGTCAGTTTTAAAACAATGACTAGGTTTAGGGGTTATGTTCTTTTTTCTTGTTCTCTTATGATATGTGCTTGTTGCCATATTGGGGCTGTTGCTTGTTTGACTGTATGCCATTGACTAGGTAACAACCCATTTTTATTATTTGCTTTTCTATTGTAATGTTTACCGTTCATAATAGAAGTTAACATTGCTACATGTTTTTCTTTGAGTAGTAACCTTTTAATAGTTTTCTTTTTTGATTCTTGCTAAGTTTCTTAGGCTCAACAGTCTCAACATGTTTTAGTTTTACAGTCGTGCCACCTAAAGGGTGGTAACTATTACTTTTTCTATACATAATATAATGTCCTCTTGTCTTTTCATTAACTTAATTGCTAATTACTCAATAATCATATTTAAACAAAAGAATATATAAAAGTCAACCCCAATTAGAAAAAAAGTATATAGAATTTATATATTAAATAACTTGCAAAGCTTTGCAAAGTATGTTAAATAAAACTTTAACTATCATAAACAGATTTAAAAGTCAATAGAAAATATTAATTATTTTAACTAAATTACTGTATAAATATACAGCGTTTAAAATGCCTTGTATTGCATTTTCTAAGGGTGGTTAAAGTGTTAGCATCAACTAACCAATCAATGGCTAGAAAAGGCTTAGAATTGATGTTTATAAATGAAAGTTATAATAGATTATAAATTAAGGATAGTCTAAAAAAGACTAAGCAAAAAAAACCCCCAATTAAGGGGGCTATTGAAGTTTATGAAGTTTTAACAGCTTTGTAATTCTAGGATTTCTCCAAATCTGTCTAAATCAATTAAATATTTAACTGCTTCTGTCCAATTCTTGAAAGCTTTATCAGTTTTATGATTCCAATTGTCAACAATATCCTCGAAATCTCCGCCTTCATAAATCATGACAATATTATCATCATCTTGCAAAGTTCCGCCCCAACAATCAACAGACTGCCCTTTATATTGTACTGTAATATAATCTTTCATAATAATCCCTCGCCTTTCGGCTAAATGTTTAATATGTTCTCACCATAGCATAAATTTAAAATAATGTAAAGCTTATCAAGATTAAAAAGTTTACAAAGTGTAGATATATTATAAATTTATAACACTTTATAAACTTTTCAAGGCTCATAAACTAGATTGTGAAACTTTGCAAAGCTTGACAAGTTTAAAAAGTGGCGAAAAAAAAATTAAAAAAAACTTTACAAAGCTTGTAAAATGTGCTATAGAAAAAAGTTTTAAAAAAAGCTTTACAAACTTTGTAAAGTATGATAAGCGTGGGACATTCATGGCTTTTATAAAGTTTTATAAGTTCTAGTGATGGGGCAGGTAGGAGGCACATAGGGGGTACCCCCATACATA